CGTCCAGCGGGGCAACCAAGGTCACAATCAAAAAGCCTTGGCGCGTGTAAACCTGATCCGACAAGCCCAGCGGGACGTCATCGTTTCGCAAGTGCTGTATGGTCACGTGTTCGCCTGCGGGCTTGTTGCCGCCCTTGCGCGGCCATATCGCCGTGTAACCAAGCCCGGCAATCATAACCTCGGCCTGCACATTTAGCGCCTGCGTGATATTGCTGTCGATGTCACTCATTGTTTGCCAATCTCCGCGCCAATTCTTTTCACCGTTGATGCAAACTCTTGAACCGTTAGCGTGACCATTCCAGCAGGGGCTTGACCGCTATATCCCTCTTCCAGCCGCACCGCATAGGGCAGGTTGTTAGCAATATAAATGACATCACCAGCCCTTGCCGAGTCTGCCGTGCCCTTGGATTTGGCAACGGTTGCCTCATAAACTGGCCCCTTTTTGCCCGCCCGCTCCCCAATGGTTTCTGTGCCTTGATAGGCAACAGTTCCAGATGGAACGGAACCAATAGAGACCTGCCAATTTGAACGAAAGCGCCCCGTATCAACAGGGCTTTTAAAAACAACGCTGCTCAATATTTCCAGAGATACCTTGCGGACAGCCCGATCCATCTTGTCAGCCGTCTTGCGCTGAAACTTGTTTATGTCGTCCTCAAAGCTACCCACGACACACCATGTCATAAAGCGCGGTCTGCCCACCCGATGCCACGCGCCCAAGAATTTTGATTGTCAGTGTGCCACGGTCGCAAATTACTTTGTCGTTAAGCGTGACCTCGATTGATGCAGGCTCTACAATTACTTGATAATCACCCGCTTGAATGTTGGTGCCGTCGATGCGCCGTTCCGCCACTTCAAAGACCGCCATGCGCACAGACACCGGCGCAGGTGTAACGCCCGACCGGCCGCCTGTTGGATCTGTAGGCCCGCCGCCATAAGCCTGTGGCGTCGGTTGCTGAATGGTGCCCGTCTGTATGACGTCCGGCTGTTTAGCTGCCAGCTTGGCAAACGCCGCTGTGACTTGTCTTGCAATGCTAGCCATTAGCCGCGCCTCATGCTGACCATGCCGGGACCGCCCCGGATGTAACCAAGCAACAGGCCATCAACTGCAACAATGCGGGGCTTGCCAGTCGGCAATGTCTCGCTGTCAATTGTGATTGGACCGACCTTGATGCTTTCGCTTGTGCTGCTGTTCACAATCGTTGCAAACGGCTCAATGCCGCCCTGCAAAATGTATGCCACTTCAAACTGCGCATAAATAATCTTTTGCGGAATTGAGTCAGGATTTACCGGCCAGTCGTTTACAAGGTCATTAACCAAGCGCGGCCATGCTAGTTGTTGAAACTGATATTGCTGCGAGCCGATAAACATATACTTGCGATCAAGAAATTTTGCCGCCTTGCGCAAGTTTATCTCGTTCGACGCTTCTGTCGCTTCTAAAGTAAAGCCCTGGTCAATTGCATAGGAATCATAACCCGCAAGCGTGCCGTAGCTGTCAGCGGTCACGCCGCCGATGGTGGTATCAAGTGCCATTGCAGCGCCCCTTGTTTGTCAGAATAACCTTTGTGAAGGGGCGAACCGAAGCCCGCCCCTCTGCAAAAATTAGCCTTGCAGCGTGGCGACAAAATCGCCTTTCCAGACCTTCGCACCGTAGAAAGTGGTGATGTCCAGCATCGACTTGCCGTAGCCTTTGTACATCGCCATCTCATAGACCAGACCAGAGAACGGGTCTTGCACGGTCAGCCGGTCAGCGGCCATGTCGCCGCCTTGTGGCATGGCAGGCGGACGCACAACAAGCTCAGCCGCAGCGCGGTGAAACGCGAAGTTGCCGACGTAGCTGCTGCCGACTGTGATTGCGTTGTTGTCTGCAATTGCAACGCGGATGCCGGGGCCTTGAATCGTCAAGTTTCCAGCCGCGCCGACGAAGCCAGTGGCAACGACATACTTGTTTGCAGAGTCAGCTGCAAAAGTAATAACATCGCCAGCTTTGTAGCCGGTCGCGCCTGCGGTCACGGTGTCAACCGCAATAGTGGTATCGCCAACTGCCAACGCGCCGTTGGTTAGGCCATTTGTCGCTGTGCCTTTGACGTGCGACACGATGCCGTTGCTTTCCTTCAGCATCAGGCCCTGCAAGTTCAGCAATTCGCCGCGACGTAGCAGGTCTTCACCGCCAGCCTCGTTTACCTTCTGCAGCTGGGCCAGGTTGCGCAGCTTGGTGCCGGCGGCTGTGTTGATCGCCAGAGTCGCTTGGCCGTCCAGCGGCATTCCGTTGTCCACAAGAATCTGGCGCGCCTCGGCAATCACGTCAAAGTTAGTGCCAAATGGAGTCGTGCCAGCGGTGCCAACTGCGCGGGATGCACCCTGATAGAGTGTTAGCGCAGCGTAGTTTTCAATCTTGTTAGTAATGCCGCGCATTGCCTGCGCGATCTGGTCGCCGTAGATGGTCTCGTACCCTGCGCCGTTGTTCAGCTTCAAGATGTCTTCGCCGGTGTACGGGATCTTGACGTTGGCCACCTTGTCGATTGTCGCGGTCTTGTTATCGATGGTCTGGTCGTCGCCTTCAGGGATGGTCATTGATGGGGTGTAAGATTCGTTGACCAGCGAAGCCCGCGTAAACGCAGACCGCACAACGCCGCCGAACGCAACGCGCTCAGTGCCAGCGTTTACGGTCATGGAGGGAATCACGCCGACCAGTTCGCGACCGACGATGTCGGCGGCCTTGTAGATGTCTGCTGCGAGGTTGTCAAAAACGTTTGCCATGTTCAGTTAGTCCTTTTGTGGGGGTCAGCCTTGAATGCCGCCGCCTGATTTTGAGTGATTAGCACGCTCGCTTTGCGACATTGCGTCGAACTGCGCTCGCGTTACCGTTGGCTTGTCAGGCGTCCCGCCAGTCGATGCCGGTAGCTTCCCGCCCCCGCCTTTGCCTGCGGCCAAGACAAAATCAGAATTGTCATCGTCCGCCGCAAGTTCCTTAGCCAAGTCGGCCAAGGTCGCACCATGATCGGCACCGCTGCCAATCATGGGCTTTCCGTCCGAGGTCATGATCTTTGCAGAACCGTCCTCGTGAAACTGTATGCGGTCCATGTTGAATTGAGCCATTTTGTCAATCACGCTAGGCTTAAACCCGGCTTTCGCGAGTTCTGCTTTTAGGTCAGACGACGCGCCGCGTTGCATCATTTTGCTGATCCGGTCATTTGCGCCGGTCAGCTTGCCTTCGTAGTCAGCCGCCATTGCGTCCAGCTTGGCTTGCGCGTCATCCGCGCCCTTGCCGCTACCCTTGGCCTTGTCAGTTAGCTCGGCAATCTTGGCGTCGATATCAGCCGGGGTGCCGTACTTGCTGTAGGCCGCTGCGTTGCCGCGCTCCTTAGATAGAGCCGTCTTGAGGCCCGCAACGTCTTCCGGTGCGGCCAGTGCGCCTAGATCAAGGTGGCCGTCTGCTACGTGGCCCTGCAGCCACTCAGGCAATGTGGTGGCGTCTGATACTTCAATTTTCATGGTCTCAGCTTCCCGCTGTTGTGGTTCGCATCCCGCGAACGTAGGAAAACCCCGCCGAAGCAGGGTTTAAGGTCGTGTGGTTAGTTGGGTGGGTTAGGCGCTCATAGCCTTGCCCTCAATTCTGCAAGCGTTAACTCGCGCCCGTTGCCGTCGACTAGATCCCGGAACTTGATCTTGCCATCGCGCCAGAGTTGCGCGCGTCCTACGCCCAACTTGTCGTTTTGCTCTGCTACGTCGCGCCGTGATAACCAGCCTTCAAACGTGGTGTCCGCCGCTACCTGCCCATCCATGCCTGCCCGCGTGGATACTGGCACTTCGTCGATGTCAAACCCTAGCTCGCGGAACGACTTGAGCACCGGGACCGACGTGCTGCGGCATCCCCAATGCAGATTGCCGGGACCGCCGCCCCATGGAATATCATGTCCGATTGGCTCGTGCGTATCAACCGTATATGTCAAACCGTCGCGAACAGCGCATAGCACTGTGGTTCGCAAATCAATTGTTGATACCCACTGCAACGATTTGATGATGTCTTCGTTGCCCTCGTAAAGCGATTGCCGCGACTTCTGCGACACGGCCTGCGTTGCCGATCGAACCAGGCTTTCGGCATTTCGCCG